CCTCGATGCAGATCGACAGCGTGTGGGCCTGTGTGCGCCTGATCGCTGGGACCATCTCGACTCTGCCGATCTTCCTGTTCAAGCGCGACATCGAAGGCTACGGCCTGGAAGCGCGCGACCATCCCCTGTTCTACCTGCTCCACGATCAGGCCAACGCGGAGATGACGGCGGTCACCTTCTGGGAGGCCATGGTCGCCTGCCTGCTGCTCTGGGGGAACTGCTACGCGATGATCGACCGGCGCGGCGACGGTGCGATCTCCGCGCTGACCCCCATGCGCCCCGATCGGCTCTCCATCCAACGCCAGAATGACGGCTCGCTGCTCTACTACTACCGATGGATGGGCTACCGCTTCTCGCTCACCGAAGACCAGGTGCTCCACGTGAAGGGCTTCTCGCTCGACGGCTACCAGGGCATCAGCCCCATCGGGCAGGCCCGCGAGCAGCTTGGTCTGGCGATCGCCGCGGACCGCTCGGCCTCCTCGATGTTCCGCAACGGGATGCGTCCGTCGATGGTGTTCACGGCACCGGCCTATATGACGCGGGCGCAGCGCGACGAATATAACGAGGAGTTCCGGGAGAAATTCATCGGCTCGATCAATGCCGGACGGGTGCCGCTGCTCGAAGGCGGCTGGAAGCTCGAAACCCTGTCGATGAACCCCGACGACGCCCAGCTTCTGGCGACGCGGGCATTCAGCATCGAGACCATCTGCCGGTGGTATGGGGTCCAGCCCGTGATGATCGGGCACATGGAAAAGACCACGGCTTGGGGCACGGGTCTCGAACAGATGAACCTGTGGTTCCTGACCTATACGCTGCGCCCGATGCTCAAGGCGATCGAGCAAGAGATCAGCCGGTCCCTGCTCAACCCGGTCGAGCGCCGGCAGTATTACGCCGAGTTCAACGTCGAGGGCCTGCTGCGCGCCGACAGCCAGGGCCGCGCCAACGTCATGAAGCTCCAAGCCGAGAACGGCCTGCGCACGCGCAATGAGCTTCGGGCGCTCGACAATATGCCGCCGATGGAGGGCGGTGACGATCTGACCGTCGCTGTGAACCTGATGCCGGCCCAACTGCTCGGCAAGGAGGCGATCGCCCAGCGCGAGAAGCCATTGCCGGATCCACTTGGCGGGCCCCAGCCCCCAACGCCGCCGGCTGCCGGGCAGCAGCCACCGCCGGCCCATTAGGAGGGAAACGACATGGAACTAGACCGCCGCTTCAACACCCCGTTCGAGGTCAAGTTCGTGGGCGAGGCTTCGCCGGGCTCGTTCACCGGCTACGGCTCGGTCTTCAATCTCAAGGACAGCCACAAGGACATCATCTTGCCCGGTGCGTTCTCCGCGACCATGGCGGAGCACAAGGCGCGCGGTTCGATGCCATCGATGCACGCGATGCACTCGCTCTACATGGGCGGCGACGTGCTGCCGATCGGAAGCTGGAAGTCAGTTGCCGAGGACAGCAAGGGCCTGCATGTCGAGGGCAAGATCAGCGGCCTCAACACCGATACTGGGCGGCGCATCTATGAACTGATGCAGGATGGCGCGCTGCCGGCCCTCTCGATCGTCTATCGCGTTCCGAAGGGCGGCGCGATCTTCTCCGAGGACCCAAGCGACAAGAGCGGGCGCGAGATCAGGACCATCAATACGCTCAAGCTGCGGGGCATCGATGTGGTCGACGACCCATCGAATGAGGGCGCGCGTATCATGGAAATGCGCTCCGCCGGCTTCGGGTCCGACTTCATCGAGGAACTGAAGGCGATGCTGACGCAGTCCGATTCGACGGCCGCGTGCGACGCGATCCAGAAGGCGGCGGCGCTGCATCAACGCACCACTTCGGGCGGGAACAGCCCGAGCGCAGAGGATCGTGCCCAGATGCTTGCGCACCTGGATGCGGCTCACAAGGCAGCTTCGGGCGGGAAGTCCTTGCCAATCTCAACGAAAGTGCGTCCTGATACGATCCGCGAGTTCGAGACCTTTTTGCGGGAGCAATTCAGCCTCTCGAACAGCGAAGCCCGCTCGATTGCCGAAGGCGGGTGGAAATCAGCCTTTCCCGGGCCTCGGGACGAGGGCCAGGAGTCGGCCAGAAGGACCGTTGCAGCACTCTCTGACCTGCGGGGTGTTCTGGCCGGGTTTTCTCTCAACCCTTGAACAAGGAGCCGGGCCGTGCCCGATGACTCGAACCCCGAACTCGAACTCAAGAAGCTGATCGACGAATTCAAGAAGGCCGGCGACGAGGTGCGCAAGTTCGCCGAGACCTCCCAGGCCGAGATGAAGAACCTCGGCACGCTGACCGAGGAGACCAAGGCCAAGGCCGACAAGGCGCTGACCGACATGAACAGCCTCGGGCTGCGCATGGCCGACATCGAGCAGAAGCTCGTGCGGCGCAACGGCGGCGATCCCCCGACGCAGCTTAAGAGCCTGGGCGAGCTCGTGATCGACAACCAGCAGGTGAAGGACCTCCTCGAACGCAAGAACGGGCAGGCGCGCATCACCCTCGAACTCAAGGACATCCTGACCGGACCTCCATCGCTCGGCCCCGGCGTGTCCCCAAGCTCCTCGCTGGTCATCGCCGACCGCCAAGGCATCATCCAGCCGCCGATGCGCCAGCTTGTCGTGCGAGACCTGTTCACGCCCGGTTCGACGGTCTCGAACGCGATAGAATATCCGGTGGAAACCGATGATCCGTCGGTGACGGCGGCGCGCGTGGTCTCCGAAGCAACGACCAAGCCGCAGTCGAACATCACGTTCGATCTGCGCTCCGTGCCGGTGCGCACCATCGCCCACTGGATGAAGGCGTCGCGCCAGATCATGGACGATGCCCCGATGCTGCAATCCTACATCGACGGGCGGCTGCGCTATGGCCTGGGCTTCGTCGAGGAGGCCGAGCTTCTGTTCGGCGACGGCACCGGGCAGCACATCCTCGGCGTGGTGCCGCAGGCGACCGCCTACAGTGCGGCCTTCGTGCCGGCGAACCTGACCAACATCGACACCCTGCGTCTGGCCTCGCTGCAAGGCACGCTGGCCTACTACCCGGCATCGGGATACGTGCTGCATCCGACCGATTGGGCCAAGCTCGAGACCACCAAGGACCTCCAGGGCCGCTACATCATCGGCAATCCGCAGAACCCGATCGAGCGGACGCTGTGGGGTTTGCCAGTGGTCCAGACGCCGGCCATGACGGTCTCACACTTCCTGACCGGAGCGTTCAAGCTCGGCGCGCAGATTTTCGACCGGATGACCATGGAGGTCCTGATCTCCACCGAGGACCAGGACAACTTCGTGCGGAACATGATCACCATCCGGGCCGAGGAGCGCTTGGCGCTCGCCGTCTATCGCCCGGCCGCTTTCATCTACGGCACGCTGGCGTAATCGAAGGGCACCGGGGCGTCGGTCCAATCGGGGCCGGTGTAAGCCCCCGCCGCTCCGGTGCAAGTTCGAGGGCAGGCTGGAAGCGATCAGCTTGCCTCAATCGGCGCTGCGGTCAAATCTGCCCTTCTGCTGGGAGGGCACTATGCGGATGAAGGCGCTGCGGCCTTGGATCAATTGGGACCACGAAGGGCACGTGAGCCCGGGGCAGATATTCGAGTGCCCGGACATGCGCGCGCGCGAGCTTCGCCGTCTTGGTCTCGCGGAGCCGACGCTCGATGGCGCGGTCGTCATGGTGAAGGCGGACCCTCCCGTGCGGCTGGACGATCCCGTGCCAAGGCGCGTGATGCCGGCCCGATCCTCATCAAAGCCCCCTGGGGCCTCGGCGACGCGATCTACGTCCGTCCGCTGATCGCCGACGCGGCAGCCTATCGCCGGGTCTATCTCGAAACGCCCTGGCCGGAATTCTACGAGGACCTGCCCGTCACGTTCGTCTACGGCGAGAAGGGCCTCATCATGCAGATGCGCAATGTGTGGCGTCAGCCGAACACGCGCTGGCATCAGGCCCCGCGCGGCATCCCATCCGTGGCGCTCGGCTATGGCGTGCTTGAGATGGCCAACGGCGTCTTCGGTGCTATGGAGGTCAAGCTGCCGATGCGGTCCGACGACCCTGTGTCGTGGTCACTCCCTGCCTTGGGAGACTCCCCGGTCCGCTCGGCAGCACCCATCGCGCTGATCCGCCCGGTGATGCGCCGGCTCGAATGGGACAATGAAGCGCGCAACCCGCTGCCGGAATACGTGTCCGAGATCGCGCTCGACCTGAAGGAGCGCGGCTACGCGGTGGTCGTGGTCTGCAATATCGAGATCGGGCGCGAGTGGCTGGTCGATGGCGTGATGCCCCCGCATAGCATGGCGTTCACCAACGGCGAGATGACGCCGATGCAGATGCTCGCCCTAATGCGCGATGCCGCAGTGGTGGTGGGCGGTGTCGGCTGGATCGTGCCGGCTGCGGTCGCGCTCGGAACGCCGACCTTCATCGTGCTTGGCGGCAACGGCGGGATGAACGCACCGGACAAGATCATCGACCGCAGGATGAGCGCGGCCCACATTGGCTTCGCAAAACCGGAGAAGCTCTGCAGATGTCTCGACATGCACC